TCCTTGTGCTAATAACTCACCAGATCTAAATGTATCTAAATCAAACGCTCGCAACCTTTGGGGAGTATTTTGTACAGTTAACTGCACAGATATACTGAATACTGCAGGTAACCATGCAAATCCTTGCGGTTGAATACTAGCAGCAGTGGCATTTGTTATGTTATTAAATGCGTTTGCTGCGGCCGCAGGATCAAGAGCTGCTGCTGTAGCTGCCACCATAGTGTTGTTGACATTATATGCAGTTTGTACTGGCACATAATCAACATCTTTTGGTAATGACACGGAAAATTGAGTTATAATTACAGGCAGTGCATTAAACATCCACTGTCCGTATGCATCAAACAGCAGTACAGGCGGCGGAGTACCGGTCATGTTTTTTGCATTATCAGTGTTACCGCCGAACCACATCTTGGTAACCGTTCGTAGAAATTGTATACAAGCCAATGCATACAAGCCTTCTTTTTGATTTTGTACAGTATAATCACCTTCAACTGTTAATTTTAAAGCAGGTGTTTTGCTGTATGAATAGAAATCTTGGTTGGCATGCACTATTTCCATTTGTGTATACGAAACATCTTGAGACCAAGATACGGTTGGTTGGTAAGGAAACACCATACCGTTTGTGAGATACAGTGGTGACATTAAGCCGCTGCCGGAATTACCAAGTATTTGACTCATTGCGTTTGGTTTAGGTCGCAACCTTACACGGCGGCCAGCAGCATCTTCTAGGTTTTGCTGTGCCGCTGGTGGTTTAGGAATGCCACCTGCGTTAGCAACGCTTGTTTGTCCATTTACAGTATTGTTTAACGCTCCTGCTACAGGATTGTTTGGTGTACCAATATTAGCCCCTTGTGAGCCTAACTGTTGTGCAGCATTACCAGTTACAACAGTTCCGCCTGCAGGCGGAGCAACTGGAGTTCCGCCAGGCGGTATTGGTTTACCGCTAACTCCTGCTGCCGGATTAGCAGGAGCAGGATCTTCATATACTCCTGTAAAATTACCCAAGGCATCGTATATTGGTATTTGTTGTGTACCCGACATCTATCAATCCTAAAAATCAACACTATTTATAGCCTAGATTAACCCCTTGTTGAACAACGCAACCTTTTTGACTAAATGTTGAATAAACATTAAAATAACAAAATAGTTTCTGTAAAGGGTTCGCATGGCCATATCTCCTCCAAATAAAATAAAGTATCTTACAAATAAAGATCTACTTGAAGAAATACATCTTAGCAAATCTACTTATTGTTCATATGTTGATCCTGTGCATATGCGTTACGATTTTATCGTATCAAATGTATCCATGATAACCAGTCAGCGTATAGACGATGCAAGAAAAAAGAAACTTGCTGACATGCAAGCAGCCGAAAAGAAAGAACACGCTGTCAAAGGAATAAAAGATTTCAAAAGTCAGCTTACTATAGATAATATACCTCTCGACAGTATTGTTGTAAGAGTAATGACATTTGACCATATTCCGATAAATGAAGAAAAAATTGGAAAAGCTAAAACAGAGGTAGAACGGCATATTCGCTGTAACTTTCCTCCGTATCAACACTATATTATGAAAGATTTAGATCTTGTTTGCGTTTTAAAAAGTCACTGGAAAGGTGGGTTAGAAAACGGACATTTTTCTAAAGATCACGGAAAAATAACTAATAACCTTGCATTAATGTTTATGAAATTGGTAGATAGATACGGACATCGTGGCAATTGGAGAGGTTATTGTGTAGACACTGCCACAGAAGCATTGACCAAGAGAGGTTGGTTAAGCATAGATGACATTTGTGAAGATGACACAATCTTGTCATACTCAGATGGTTCGCTTACTTGGAGCAGTATCAAAAGCATATATCGCGGGCAGTATAACGGTCTCATGCACCGTCTTACAGTGCGTGGCATGGATGCGTTAATAACGCCAAACCACAAGCTGGTTACCGAAAGAGGGCTGGTCAAAGCTGAACATCTCATAGAATCTGACAGGGTAATACTGATAGGAGATGCAGTAGAAGATGGTTCTGGCATATATGAAGACTGCTTGGTTGAGCTAGCAGGTTGGATAGTAACAGACGGTTGCTACGAATCAAACGAAAAGGGTATCGAACGCATCACTATCTACCAAAATTCTGGATCAAAAGCAGATCGAATACGCAACTGTTTGATTAAGCTTGGATATAAGTTCAGTGAATCCACACCAAGAAATAAGAACATAACCTTTGCTGTGTCCCGTAAAGATTCTCGCACGATTGCGAAATTATTACCAAACAAGAATCTCACCATGGATTTCGTGTTATCATTGACCAACAACCAGCGAGAATTGCTAATCAACACAATGATCAACGGCAACAGATGGCGAGTAAATGGACACAGACGCTATGTGCAACAGAGCAAAGATGGCATAGACATGCTGCAGGTTCTATGTACACTTGCAGGTATCAAGACTAACCATCATCTGTTAGTAGATCATCCGTCATACGGCAAAACTTCAACTTTCTATCAGGTGAATTTATTCTCAGAACGAGGAAATACCACGCGAGTGGAATGCATTGATTTCCATGGTGGTAAAAGAAACGGTAGAAATGCACGCGGTCCAAGATCGGGCCGCGGCAAGGCGCACCATCCAAACGAGCCAACCACTCAGTATAACGGTCGAGTTTGGTGTCTAGAGACTGAATACGGTTGTTTTGTGGCGCGCAGGAACGGCAAGGTATATCTCACAGGCAACACCTACATTGACGAAATGAAAAGCCAAGCATTGTTACAACTTAGTCAAGTTGGGCTACAGTTTGACGAAAGTAGAAGCGACAGTCCAAATCCTTTTGCATACTATACACAAACAATTACCAATAGTTTTGTGCGTATACTAAATGTAGAAAAGAAAAATCAAAACATACGCGATGACATACTTATAATGAATGGCGCAACGCCTAGCTGGACACGCCAAACGGATGATTCAATTAAACAACAGAAAGAACCTTAACGTTTTTCTGTCTATTGGTAAGTTTTTAAACCTTTCTATGGTCAAGCATTACGCAAAAGAAAGATCCACAATACAATTAATATTGTTAATATTGTTACCATTGTTGCTATGCACTAAAATACGTGCATAGCAATCTCAAGGAATAACATATGGCACGAGAACCAAATTTTTCACACGTTGCCGTTTTTACAGATTTACACTACGGCATGAAGAACAACAGCAGAGAACATAACGATTCGTGCGAAACATTTATCAAGTGGATGATTGAACAAGCTGAAGAACGTAATATTAAGACTTGTTTGTTTCTAGGTGATTTTCATCATGTTAGATCTTCGATTAACATATTGACGTTAAACTACTCAGTAAGTGGCTTAAAACTACTTAATGACTATTTTGATCATACAATATTTTTGCTTGGTAACCATGATCTATTCTATCGTGACAAGTACGAAATACACAGCTTGCCGTATATTACACAGTTTCCGAAAATCACAACAGTTGACACAATGCAAGAAATTGGAGACGTTGCATTTGTACCGTGGCTGGTTGCTGACGACTGGAAACGTGTTCCTAAATTAACAGCTCCGTACATGTTTGGACATTTTGAGTTACCAAAGTTTAAAATGAATGCAGCAGTTGAAATGCCCGATCACGGACTGCTAAATGCTACGCATTTTGTACATCAAAAACAGGTGTTCTCTGGACACTTTCATAAGCGACAGAACACAGGTAAGATTTGGTATATTGGCAATGCATTTCCACATAATTATGCAGACGCGTGGGACGACGACAGAGGAATGATGTTTTGGAAGCCGGGAGAAAATCCTGAGTTTAAATCATGGCCAGGAGCTCCGAAGTATAGAACAATAACATTAAGTCAGGTTATTTCTAATCCAGCCAAGTTTGTTGACGACAAAACGTTTGCTAAAATTACAGTAGATATTGACGCAAGTTATGAGGACGTAAATTTTATACGTGAGCTACTTGAAATTGAGCTTAACGCACGAGAAGTACAAATGCTAACAACTAAGGTCGACGACCCGGACATCATAGACGAAGCAGACATCAATTTTGAAAGTGTTGACACAATTGTAATAAGCCATTTACAAAGCATAGAGTCTACCTCAATGGATAAAAACGAATTAATAAAAATCTATCAGGAGATTTAACGCATGCTAACAATTAAAAATGTTACTATGCGTAACTTCTTAAGTTGCGGTAATGTAACACAAACGATTGAACTCAACAAAAACGGCCTTACACTGGTTCTTGGCGAGAATTTAGATCTCGGAGGAAACGGCTCGCGCAACGGGGTTGGTAAAAGCACAATACTGCAGGCAATATCGTACGGATTGTACGGTCAAAGTCTTACAAACATTAAAATCAACAATCTTGTAAATCACATAAATCAAAAGAATATGTTTGTTTCAATTGAGTTTGAAACAAACGGACATCAGTATCGTATTGAACGAGGGAGAAAACCGAACTTCTTTCGTTATGTAGTTGACAACAAAAACATTGACGAAAGCACAGACGAAGCACAAGGTGAAAACCGAGAAACACAAAAAGAAATTGATAAACTTCTTGGCATGAGCCATGGGTTGTTTAAGCATATTGTTGCACTAAACACCTACACAGAACCGTTCCTTAACATGGGTGCGGCTAAACAACGTGAAATTATCGAAGAGCTATTGGGTATAACTCAACTTAGCCAAAAAGCAGAAAACCTAAAAGAACTAATTAAATTCACTAAGAATGCAATAGAACAAGAAGAATTTCGTATTAGAACCGTTAAACAAAGCAACGATCGTATACGTACAACTATGGAAGATATTTCTCGTAAGGCAGATGCGTGGGATACTAAGCAATCATTAGTTGTTACCAAGCTTAGTAACTCAATAGCAGATTTAGAAACACTAGACATTGATACTGAATTACAAGCACACCGGGATCTCGAGCTTTATACACAGCTAGTAGCTTCGAAAGCGCAGGTTAGTAGAGATCTGTCCATGAAAACCAGACATCTTCAACAGATATCTGGGCATCTAGAAACGGCATTAACAAACTACGAAAGTGCTGCTAACCACGAATGTCCTACATGCGGACAAGGTATACATGACAGTCGGCACGACAGAATACGTACCGATCTTGAATCTAAAATTATCGAACTTGATGCACAAGTTAATACAGAGCAACTTGAAGTTACCACAAGTAAATCACAACTAGATGAAATAGATGCTGTGCTAGCAACTATGAAAAAACCTGTTATAATTTATAAAAATCTTGAACAGGCACTAAACCATCGTAACACGTTAGACTCACTTACAAAGGAACTTGAAAAGGAACTGCAGGCAATTAATCCGTATCGAGACCAAAATTCAAGTTTAGCAGACACTATGCAAGAAGTTTTGTACAACGAGCTTAACACGCAGGTGAAGAATAGAGATCATCAAGAGTTCTTGTTGAAATTGCTAACAAATAAAGATAGTTTTATAAGAAAACGCATCATAGATCAAAATCTTGCATATCTTAATATACGACTAAATGAATACCTTGACAAGCTTGGGTTACCACACAAAGTACGTTTTATAAATGATCTTTCTGTAGAGATCAGTTTACTTGGACAAGATTTAGATTTTGGTAATTTGTCAAGAGGTGAATCTACAAGATTAATACTTGCATTAAGCTGGGCTTTTAGAGATATTTTTGAAAATACAACTCATGCAATAAATCTGGTATTTGTCGACGAGCTGTTAGATAGTGGTATGGATCCGCAAGGACTTGAAGGCGCTGTTGGAATTCTCAAGAAAATGGAACGAGAACGAAATAAAAACATTTTTGTTATCAGTCACCGAGAAGAGCTGATAGCCCGATCAACCCAAATTTTGTCGGTAATAAAGGAATCAAATTTTACAAGATTTGACTGGGAATATTTATCGACATTTTTGTAATTAACTTGGCAATAACTCGCCTAGTTTTAGGTCAACAGAGATATCAGCCGTTCTAACGGTAACAACAGAATGCAGGTTTACCAATTTCCGACAGGACTACGTGCCTGCGGTTCTAACCATCTCAAATATAACATCTTTATTATTGGTAAAAAATCCTTCAAAGTCTGTGATTACAGTGTTTTGATACCGAACGTGATCACAGACTTTGAATTGAGTTAGCAAGCTGTTATCAAACACAACAAAACTGCCTTTGTGATTGATACGAAAAATTACAACCCAAAAATCACCAGCATCCGCACTGCTTACTGCTTGTTCTATCCATTTATCTAGCAAGGGTACTGCCACATTTTTAAAAAGATTATGAAAAGGAAACTCTCCATAAAATTTAGATTCAACAACCAGCTTTCGCATGTTGCTGGGCGGTATTAAATCGGCTTTAAAGGTAGCAATTTGGCCCTCGTCGAGAGCTGCTTTACGAAACCGGTTAGCTCCTCCCAAAAATGCACCACTGTTTGGCACCCTGATGAATTTTTGTCCGTACAACGTTGTTAAGAAGTCTGCAATCTTTCTTTCGCCGTTGTTGCCTTTGGCCTTACCTTTGGTACTCATGTTTGCTCCTGCATTTTACATGTATATTTAGGCGGTTTTGAGCCTGTCGTTGACTTTCAATTATATTTGATATAAACTATAAGCATGCAAAACAGACATACCACCCACAGACCTATTAGAAACGACCGAGTGTTAACGCGTCGACCGCCCTATCAAAAGAATTTTGAAGTAGAGCTGTCTAAAAAGACCGAAAACGATCTATGGTATTTTGTAAGACAAGAGCTTGAATACTATAACTTGCTTGTAAACAAACTTACACCGAGGTTGCGCGCATATCCTCAAGATTTGTTGTCAATTAAAGATCGAGAAAAGCGACTATGGGAAGCATGTGCTGAGCATGCGGTTGATCCAAGCAAGTTGATCAACTATCCTGTGGACCAATGGCCTGCACATCTGCAGAATTTGCAAACTCACTTGTTTGACACAACTAACACCGTTAAAATTGTCCCTGCACATATAAGCATAATTGGTATAGCAGCCACCCCCGCAAGATTGCATGCCAGTGTGCGTCGGTCGATAGCCAACGAAGTGCTGAAGTACATGATGGGGCAAGCTGATACACTAATGGCCGCTATGAAAACAGAAACAATGCGTGCTCCTATGCAAATGCTACAAACACATACATTAGACACCAAACGTCATTTGCAAATACCATACAACTTGGTTAAGATTACATATGACGTTGAAAATAATGCAAGTAACGTGTATATACCATATTCTTCGTTGCCTATTGTTATTCCACATTTTGATT